AAGAATATATTATCAAGGAATGTAAATTCTTTATAAAAGAACTACAAAAATCCTTGAAGGAAATAAAATGAAAACTACATTATATTTATATGGTATAGAGCCATCAGAGTTTGCAGATATGCATTATAATGAAGCTTTAAAGTATAAAGTTAAATGTGCTAAACAATTAATCAGCTCACTTTATAATGAACCTTTTGGGCATCGTGAGGATAAAAGAATTGATGATATTTTTGAAGCTATTGAGTTTAATGAGAGATTATTAAAGGAGTTAAAATGAAATATTACATAGAGGAATATCCGTCTTTTGAGGATATCAAAGATGAATTAACAAGAGATGATTTACTTGATATTATTGAATATACTAAAAATATAGAAAAAGCAGATATAAACGAAATTATACAAGAGTATATTGAAGATAATTTTGAACCAACTAAAGTTAGGGATATAGATAGGGAAATAGAAGAGTCAATCCATAGAAAAATATGATATAATTACGAAAGGAGTAAAAATGAAACCGACAGATACAAACATAGCCAAATACTTTGGAACGACAGTACAGACATTAGGAAACTGGAAGAGAAATAAAGACGAGGCGTATCAAAGAAGATACATGGCTTATAAAGAGTACTTTATTAAAAATAATGGCTAAAAGTGCTAAACCGCTTCTATGATATAATGGAACATTTTAAAGATGATGTGAGGCTGGCAGCTTTTGCATTAGCAGAAATTAAACATAGAAGCGACCCATTAGAAATATACTATAATCTCTTAGGCGGTATATATAAAGACTACTTAGGAGACTTAGAGGACATTATAGACAATTACAAGGATTTAGAAGAGTTTTGCAATTCAAGAGAGTTTATACTTGATATGGCAAACTCCAGCACTTGGAGCATAGGCGATTTAAAAACTATTGAATACAGAGGATGGAAGTTTTTAGAAAAGGAAGAAGATGAAGCTGAAAATAGAATATAAGAACATAGACGAGGTTATCCCATATATAAACAACACAAGAACGCACACTAAAGAGCAGATAGATCAGATTAAAGCATCTGTCAAAGAGTTTGGAATGTGTACTCCTATCGGAATACATAACGACACAATTATATACGGACACGCAAGAGTGCAGGCTATGAAAGAGTTAGGATATAAGGAAGTGCCGACCGTTGACCTCTCACACTTAACAGAAGCACAAAAAAAAGCATATATCATAGCAGATAATAAGCTTGCACTTAATGCAGGTTTTGACGAAGAGCTTTTAAAAGTAGAAATAGAAGCATTGCAAGAGATGGACTTTGATATTGATTTGTTAGGGTTTGATATGGACGAGTTAAACGAAATATTACAAGAAGATGAAACTCCTACTTGGGATGATGAAGCAAGAAGTGATTTTAATTTAAAAGAAAGGTTTATCACACCTCCTTTTTCTGTCTTACGGGCGGATAAAGGCGAATGGCAAGATAGAAAAAGAGAATGGACGAGTATTGGGATAAAAAGTGGCGGGGGTCGTGACGCCGGACTTCAAAAAGGGATGAATAGCCTCGCTTTAAGAGCGGGTAGTTTTAAATCTTCAATGATAGAGTCGGATGAAAGTATTTTTGACCCTTATTTGTGTGAGTTAATGTATTATTGGTTTAACATAGACGGAGGTTTTATTTTAGACCCATTTGCAGGTGGTTCGGTGAGAGGGGTCGTAGCTGAAAAACTCGGGTATAAATACACAGGATTTGATATAAGAAAGGAACAAGTAGATTATAATATAGAGAATTGTAAAGAAATAGGAGTACTCCCTAATTATATAGTAGCCGACAGCAGAACAGTAGATAAACATATAGAAAACAGTTCGCAAGATATGATTTTTAGCTGTCCTCCTTATGCCGACTTGGAAGTTTACAGCGATAAAATAGAAGACCTAAGCACAATGGAATATAAAGATTTTATATCTGCTTATCGTGATATAATACAAAAAACATATAATGTTTTAAAAGATAACCGCTTCGCTGTTTTTGTTGTGGGAGAGGTACGGAGTAAGAATGGCGAGTATTATAATTTTGTAGGGGACACAATAGCCGCTTTTTTAGCCGCCGGTTATAAATACTATAATGAGATTATATTAATGAACAGTGCTGGTTCTTTAGCTCTTCGAGTAGGGAGATATATGAAAAGCCGGAAAATTGGAAAACATCATCAAAATATATTAGTCTTTTATAAGGGCGATATTAAAAAAATAAAGGAAAACTATAAAGAATTAAATGATGAATACACGGGAATAAGCGAAGGTTAAGTATATATATAATATACTAAAGAAAAGGAGATATAATGACTAAATTAGAAACGCTGAAAGAGGCTTTTAACAAAAAAGATTTTAAAAAAGCCATAAGCATAGCTTCAAAATTCTCACGCTTAGGCGAAGAAAAAGATGCAATAAAGCTTGCACAAGACTGCATCACCAATCCATCATTTTATAAACAATTAGGATACAATATAGAAAATAAAATAAAAGAGGGGATAGATGCAATTAGCAAGAAATACAAAATTACCTAAATATAAAGATTTAGCTAAATATTTAGGAGTATCCGAGCAGGCGGTGAAACAATACCCTCCTAAAAAAAGAGAGTTAATGTTAATAGGGTTAAAATATAAAATACAAAAGGAGATGAGATGAAATTTTTACAGGAATATATAGACGAAGCACAGACTAAGGCATTTGATGAAAACGGAGCTTTTTTTTCCTTTAGTAAAAAACAATTTGACGAGGCAAAAAAAGAGGGAGTGAAATATTGTGATATGGGATATGGATTAATATGCCCGACTGATAATGCAGATAAATTAATGGGAGATTTAGAAAGAATAGCAGAAGAGGGAATTAAACAAGATATAAAAGAAAATGGAATAGAGGCTATTATAGAAAGAGAACTGGATAATCACGAGGTACAAATAACAAGAGATATAAGCGATACTGTTTCAGCATTAGACGGATATGGCATAACAGAGGAACAAATAAGAGCGGTATATAAAAAGAGGTAGATTGGTATGAGTATAGTATGGGTAGATGATACAGACCAAGACGAGCCAAAGGAGGTGATAATTGGCAAGACCGCAAAAATATAACTGGGGAGCTATCCAAGAAGCATATGAGGGTGGCTTACCTATACACGATATATCAAAGAAATTTAAAGTACCTGTAAACAAGATAAACGAAAAGGCTAAGATAAAGCAATGGGATAAAAAAGATAACTTGAAAGCCGATATAGAGGGGTTTAAGACTTCGTTTAAGACAATTACGGACGAAGACAATATTAAGCATAAAGAAGTTAAAGAAATACTCACCGATGAGATAATCCAGACCATAAAACAAAACGAGCTTATTAAAGAGAATATGGAGTTGATAATGAACACATCTAAATTCTTTTTAGGAAGAGCGGTAAAAGCGGCAAAGGATAGTGATGCAAATATGGACGACTTCTATAAAGGCATTAAGATAGCGACAGAAGCAGGAATGAATTTAGGCGTAATCCCCAGACATCAATCATCAAGCGTTAATATACAAAACAATCTACAGAATAATTTAGAGCAAACAGGCATCACGGTGAAATTCGACGGAGATGATTAATGGAGCTAACCGTTCCATCTGTTTACAAGCCTTTATGGAAGCAACACGCAAGATATTATTTTATAAGAGGCGGAAGAGGTAGCGGCAAATCTTGGGCGGTAGCTGATTATCTGATAATCCGATTACTACAAAATCCTAATCTTAACTTAGTATGCCTAAGGGAAGTGCAACGGTCTATCGATAAATCATCTAAAAAACTATTAGAGGACAGAATTAATACTTTAAATCTCGGAGATTATTTTGAAATTACAAGAACAGAGATAAGGACAAAAAAAGGTCGAGGTATTATTATATTCAACGGGCTACAAGACCATACCGTCGATAGTATAAAATCATTAGAGGGCTTTGATTTATGCTGGGTGGAAGAAGCACAAACAATAAGCGAGTATTCTTTAGAGTTGTTAATACCTACTATAAGAGCAAAGAATAGTAAGTTGTTTTTTACATATAATCCGCAAAATGAAACCGACCCGATAGAACAATTAAAAGCAGAAAAAGAAAATAAAGTAGTTATTCACTCTACATATTTAGATAATAACTTCGTCCCTGATGCTATTGTAGAAGAAGCGGAAGAGATGAAAAGCAAAAGATTATCTAAATACAATCATATATACTTAGGGCAATACGGACAGGCAGAGGGGTTAATCTTTGAAAATGTAGAATACAGAATGATAAGAGAGAGCGAAATTAAAGGGCTTATATGTGTACAGGGGTTAGACTTTGGATATACGAACGACCCATCCGCATTTTGTATCAATTACATAGATGAAAAAAATAAGATCTTTTATGTGTTCGATGGCTTTTATAAAAAAGGTTTACTTAATTCGCAGATAGCGGAAGAGATTAAAAAGTTACAAGCACATAAGCACATTATATATGCAGACAGTGCAGAGCCTAAAAGCATAGAAACATTAAGGATAGACGGGATAACAAGAATAAGACCGGCGATTAAAGGAAAGGATAGTGTTAATGCTGGTATAGATTTTTTATTAGATTATACTATTATTATAAACTCACATTTAAAAGATTTTAAAAACGAAGCAGATAATTATACTTGGGAAGTTGATAGAAAAACAAAACAACCGACAAATAAGCCGGTGGATAAATTTAATCATTTCTGGGATAGTTGTTTTAGCGGAGATACAAAAGTGATTGTTAATAATAAATTAATGAAGTTTGAAGATATACCGAGAGAGGGGTTAATTAGAGGCTATAACGGGGAAAATGTTAAATATACAAATGGGGGGTTAATCCGATACGATAAGTTATTTGATATTAAATTAAATAATGGTATAATAATAAAATCTACACCTGACCACGAATTTTTAACAAGAGATGGGTGGGTACAGGCAAAAGACTTAAAAGGGAAAGTATTATGCACATCAACATTATTTCAAGCACAGAGCAAGAATTTAACGGGAAAAGATATCACTTATATAGAGGAGAGAAGTATTTTTCAAGGGGAACAACTCGGCTGCATAGAGAAGTTTGGAAATATCATAACGGAGATATCGAAAAAAGTAAAGACATACATCATAAAAACGGGAACACCTTTGATAATAATATTGCTAACCTTGAAAAAGTGGATAGAAATATACACCGGAGCAATCACAAAAAAGAATGGCATAAACTGCATCCTGAAAAAGGACTCGAGCAGATTACCAGAAATCAAGTTAAATGCAGGGCTTGGCACAAAAGCGAAGAGGGCAGAGAATGGCATAAAAAAAACTATGAAAAAATGCAAGAACTATTGCATAAAAGAGAAGAAAAGAAATGCATTCAATGCGGAAGAATTTTTATGGGGAAACAAGGGAAAGGAAGCAAATTTTGTTCAAACAACTGTAAATCAAAATGGCGAAGAGAATCCGGAATCGACAATGTCAAAAGAGAATGTATCGTATGCGGCAAATCTTTTATCGTCAACAAATATTTTAAAACAAAAAATTGTGGTAGAAAATGTGCGGCAGCATCACGAAATAAAGCCCACCTACTGTGTAACCGTTCCAGTAAATGAATGTTTTAGTTTATCAAATGGAATTATAGTGTCTAATTGCAGGTATAGTATAAGCAACAGAGTGAAGCGAACTAACTCAATATTTGCGGTCCTTGAAAAAAAATAATATAATACTCAAAAAAGGATTGTAATGTTTGGATTTTTTAAAAAAGAAGCACCACCGATTGAAAAAGAAGAGAAAAAACAATATACAACAGATAACATAATAGCAGAAACTTACAGGCAAACCGCATCTAAAGTCGCGAGGCAAACATTCCAAAGACAAGCGAATGAGTTTCTAACCGCAGACACCGCGCAAGATGATGCAAGTGGCATAAAAGCTATAAATTCATATAATTTTGGTATGGTACCTCAAGGGCAGTTAAGCTGGTATGGTGCTCAAGGATTTATCGGCTATCAGTCGTGTGCGATGATAGCTCAAAACTGGCTCGTATCTAAGGCTTGTTTAATCCCCGCTAAAGACGCTATTAGAAAAGGATACACGATAACAAAGAACGATGGCTCAAGCTTAGATGCCGAGCTATTGGACGAGATAGAAAAACTAAACAAAAAATATAAACTAAAGAAAAATTTAATAGAGTTCGTTAAATTTGGGCGGGTGTATGGCATACGGATAGCAATGTTTAAGATAGACAGCACCGACCCGGACTATTATAAAAAGCCTTTTAATATTGACGGAATTACAAAAGGGAGCTATAAAGGCATAGCACAGATAGACCCTTATTGGATAACACCGCAATTAAATCAATCCGCATCAAGCGACCCGTCTGCGATAGACTTCTACGAGCCGACATATTGGCAAATAAACGGACAAATAATCCATAAAAGCCATTTAATCATATTTAGAGGTGATGAGGTAGGCGATATACTTAAGCCGACTTATTTATACGGGGGGATATCAGTGCCGCAAAAGATTTATGAGCGAGTATATGCAGCAGAGCGAACAGCGAACGAAGCACCACAACTTGTATTGACTAAGCGTACCAAAGTATATAAAACAGATATTGAAGTAGCGACAGCTAACCAGACTCAATTAGAAACCGTTCTCGAAAGTTACGCACAATTAGCCGATAATTACGGCGTGAGAGTTATAGGCAAAGATGATGAAATGGCACAACTTGACACAGCATTAGGCGACCTTGACACCGTGATAATGACTCAATATCAACTCGTAGCATCTGTGGCAAATGTACCGGCGACCAAACTATTGGGAACAAGCCCTAAAGGTTTTGGAGCAAGTGGCGAATATGAAGAAGCTAACTACAGAGAAGAGTTAGAGAGCATACAATCGGCAGATTTAGAGCCATTAATTACAAGGCACTTGGATATTTTAATGCGTAGTGAATTTGGGAAAAATGAAAATTTATCAGTAGTTTTTAACCCTCTTGACTCATTGACCGAGACAGAGCAGGCAACGGTAAATCTAAACAAAGCACAAGCAGTACAGATATACGCTAACTTAGGAGCGGTTGACGGTGAGGACATTAAGACCTTTTTAGCATCAGACCCGAACAGCGGATTTGCAATAGAGACAGATGATGAAAATAAAACTGACTAAAAAGAAATTAAAATGGGTTAAGACATTCAAACCTAACATTTTAAAAGGTGATCCGTTGCACTATAATATAAGCACAGCGGCTAAGTATCATAAGAAAATAGACAAAGCTATAGATAAAATGACGGCAGAAGTTGAAAGAAAATTAAAACAGCTATACAAGAGCGAGGGGATAACACAAGACGCAAGTATAGCAAGTCAAGCGAGAATACTACTAAATGCTTTAAATAATAAGTTTACAGATATGTTCAATGATTTAAGCACTAATTTAGCAGAGACAATGGTATATTCAGTTGATAAAAACTCAAAGAGTAATTTATTCTCAAGCCTTGAAAAAATAACAGGCGGGGCGAGAATTAAAACTGATATAATGAGTGGTGATTTAAGCGATACAATAAAAGCATCACTAACCGAGAATGTAAACTTAATTAAATCTATACAAAGCAAATATTTTACAGATATAACAGGGTCGGTTATGCGAAGCGTAACAAGCGGGCAGGGCTTATATGATTTACTTCCTTTTATAGAGAGGCATAAGGGTATCACGAAAAGAAGAGCTAAACTAATAGCATACGACCAGACACGCAAAGCATACAACAGCATAAACAAGGCGAGAATGGAAAAGGTAGGCATAGGCAAGTTTATGTGGAATCATTCATCAGCAGGGTTGTATCCACGCAAGGAGCATATAGAAATGGACGGAAACATATACAGCTTTGACGATTTACCCGTAATTGATAAAAAAACAGGCGAGCGAGGCATACCGGGACAAGCGGTTAATTGTAAGTGTTTTATGACTCCTGTGATAGAATTTGACAATGAAGAAGATATTTAAGTATTATTTCAGCAAAGGAGGTTTTTAAATTGAAAAAAAGTGCAAGAGAAAAAGACACTAATGGTTTTTTTGAAGTAAAAAATAATCCTCTATCTAAGGTGGGCGTCTTCGATTATAGCGGAGCGATGATAGGAGCAGAGGACAAAAACAAGATATATAAAGTGTACAGACCAGCCTCAGAATTAAAAGCGAAGGAATGTATAGATAGTTTTAAACTTCTGCCATTTGTGGATGACCATACGATGTTAGGCAAAGATGCAACACCTGCAGAACAGAAAGGAGTGCAGGGAGTTATAGGCGAAGATGTATATTTTAAAGACGGAGTGCTATATGGTAATATAAAAGTATTTAGTG